GCAACTTATCGCAACGATGACAGGTTTATGCTGTTTGGTCAGTGGAGATTTAAATAATGGCTACTATTACATTAAGACAAACGAAAGGTAGTCCGCTCACTTTTCAGGAGATGGACAACAACCTGACTAATCTTAATAACGACAAGTTAGAACAGATTAATAATCTTGATGTGGCCAGTACGCTTGACCTTAATACTGACTACATTGCCATCTATGATGCAAGTCAGGGAGACAGCAGAAAGATTCTTGCCAATGCGGTGCCGTTTCTTAACCGCACATTGGTAATTAAGGTTATTGCTGATGGTCTTCCGACTTACGTTGGGAATGGGATTGCTCGAATTGTTTTGCCTTCTAATTTTGATCAGTTAGGATTAAAAGTTGTTGGGGCGCATGTATACACGGCAGGTACTGGCTCTTCTACAATAGTGCAGATACATAACGAAACGCAAGGCGCAGATATGTTAAGCACTCGCATAGAAATTGATGCAGGAGAATACGACACTAGCACATCTGCTACTCCTCCTGTAGTTAATCCCGTCTATGCGGTTGTAGACGCAGGCGATGTACTTAGATTTGACATTGACCAGATCGGCTCATCTACTGCCGCTCTTGGTCTAGAACTAAGGCTAGAGTTTGACGTTTGAGCGGATTTAAAGGGTATCCCCCATCTATACAGGTTGGCGTTCCGTTTCCTGAAGATGTATGTGTCAGGGTTAATTCAGATCTTATTAGTGACAACATACGCCACAGTATATCGCTAGGGATAAAGCAAGTAACCCCACATGAAACACAGTGGGGCAAAAAAATATGCTTAGTTACCGGAGGACCATCCCTTAACGAAACATTTGACATTGTCAGGGAGCGTTACGAGGAAGGAGTTCCCATTGTAACTGTAAACGGCACTTACAATTACTGCATGGAAAGCGGAATAATTCCTTCCGCGTTTATCATGTTAGATAGCAGGGAGTTCAACAAAAGGTTTATTGAAAATCCAGTTGATACCTGCAAGTACCTGATTGCTTCGCAATGCCATCCAGAAGTGTTTAAAAAACTGGAAGGACACAACGTATGGCTGTGGCACTGCAACACTCAGGACGAGAACGCAGAGATTCTTAAGGAGCACTACGGCAAGGAATACGTAGACTTCTTTCCTATTATGGGCGGTTCTACTGTAACCCTAAGATCGTTGCACCTATTAAGAATACTTGGCTTCCATAAAATTGAAATCTTTGGGTTTGACAGTTGCATTATGGATGACCACCACGCTTACTCTCAGCCCGAGAACGACGACGAGCAAGAAGTGGAAATTATTGTAGGCGGTAGGCAGTTTAGATGTACTGTTGCCCACTACTTTCAGGCCAAGGAATTTGTACAACTAATAGGTGCTACTGGCGCTAACTATGAACTGTCTGTTCATGGGGACGGACTTATTTCACACATTATTAAACATCCAGAATCATTGAAGGAGGCGGCTTAGATGGCGGCTACAGCATGGAGTTTTTACAACAGTTTCCGCGAGTATCTTGGAAACGGCAACTTTGATCTTGACGGTACTCTCGTCAATTTTAAGGTTGCATTACATACGCATTTGGCAAGTACCAATGTAAATAACGTAGCGTTGTCAACGCAAGCCTCTTTGCTTAACGAAGTGGCTAACGGCAATGGTTACGTAACTGGCGGAAAGAACACTGCTAATCGCACGTGGGCTTCTGCGGCCACTAACAAGTTTCGTTTTAACTCTGATGCGCTAGTGTGGACCGCTACCGGAGGAGACATTGCTGACATTAAGTATGCTGTTATCTACCAGTCAGGGGGTAAATTAGTTTGCTTTAGCAAATTAACAACGAGCCAGTTTACTTTAGCGCAAAACAACACTCTCACCATTACGCCTAGTGCTACTGGTATTTTTGAACTTACGTAGGAGGGTTTATGGCACTTGAATCAGCAAGTTGGGTTACTCAATTAAACTCAGCCAATCCTACAGCAACAGACCCTGTTGCAGAAGGCGACGATCATCTGCGAATGCTTAAAACAGTCTTGCAGAACAGTTTTCCTTCGTCTTCTACTGCGGCGATCATTCCTAATATGTCTGGTCAGTCTGGAAAATATTTAACAACCGATGGCACTGATGCTTCATGGGGTACGGTGTCTGGCGATCCCGCTGGTACAGCGGTTGCTATGGCTATTGCTTTAGGAGGCTAAAATGGCTAACGCATTTAAAAACGCAGGTGCGGCAATCGGCGCTACACGCACAGATGTATATACCTGCCCTGCCGCAACTGAAGCGGTTATTCACGCGCTGTATCTGTCTAACGTAGATGGGGCCGCAAGTGTGGACGCTACTATTGAGGTCTACGATTCATCTGGTACTACCTACTACCACGTGGGTAAGACTCTGCCTGTTCCTGCAGATTCAACGCTAGTGTTTGACAAACCTCTTAACCTAGAAGTGGGCGACAAACTTACTGTTACGGCATCTACGGCATCAGACCTTGAGTGTTTTGCCAGTATCTTGGAGATCACATAATGCCTTACATTGGCGCTAAAGAGTTAAAAGCATCTGACATTAGGCGGTTTAATGTAACTGGTTCTACCAACTCGGGATTTACCCTGACTTGGACCCCGCCTAATGAACAGTCTCTTATTGTAACAATCAACGGTATTAAACAGCAGGAGGATGCGTACAGTGTCTCAGGCACTACTCTTACTCTGTCGTCTAACTTGGTTGCCACTGACAAACTGGAAGTCATTGGCATCAATGATATCGGCACTACGATCACCCCAGCCCAGAACTCTGTTGATACAGACAAGATTGCTAATAATGCTGTAACTACAGCAAAGATCGCAGACGATCAGATTACTTCAGCAAAACTTGCCAACGCAATAAACATTACTAGCGGCAACTCTCTAACAATCGACAGTGGTGCAACGATTACAAACAGCGGAACGGCTAGTGGGTTTGGGTTATTTACAAGTTATGCAATTATTGCGGATCAAAAGGCGTCTGGCACTAATGGAGGAACTGGAACTAGCGGAGCATGGCGAACAAGAGATTTAAACACAGAAATTTCTGATCCTGACGGTATTGTCTCTATTTCTTCCAATCAATTTACTTTGGGGGCAGGGAATTATTTTATTCGTTGGTCAGCGCCTTCGAGAGGCACTTCTGCACATCAAACAAGGCTCTACGACGTAACGGGGGCTGTTGCAGTTCAGGTAGGTTCTACCGAAGATTGTCAACAAGCCTCTAGCAGTCCGCAAACACGTTCTTTTGGGCAAGCAAGAGTATCAATTGTTAGTAACAATACATACGAAATACAGCATCGTTTCCAAACAACTTCGGTGTGGGGGATGGGTTACGGTGTCAACAACATTTGGGGAATTACGCAGTATGCAGCAGTGGAAATATTCAAAGAGGCTTAATCATGGACATTAATATTTGCATTAACAGATTAGGTCTTAATGGAAACCGCTACCGACTTAATCAGTCTAATCCTCCACATTATTTTATTGAGTGGAGTGGATCAGACCCACAACCAACAGAAGCAGAACTGCAATCGGCGTGGGATTCTTATGTTGCCGAACAAGCTGCAACAGAGTACAAACGCCTAAGAGCGCCAAAGTATCCCGCTATTGGTGACCAACTAGACGCAATCCTAAAACATCTTAACTACCGTCGTACACAAGGCGATGAACTAGTACAAGAGATGGACGACATTATTGGTGATTGGCTGGCAGTAAAAGCGAGGTTCCCAAAGAATGGCTAGAACTACTATTCGTTCAGAGGATATTACTTCTGGTGCTATTGATGTTCCTGTATCTGGCATTGCAGGCGTATCAACCTTTACCTCATCTGGCACTTGGACAAAAGCAACCCGTGAAGCGGCTCTTGGTGTAACGATTAAAAGAGTTATTGTTTATGTAACTGGTGCAGGCGGCGGCGGTGGTCGTGCAACTGCACAAGATGCAGGAACAAGGGTAGGCGCTTGTGGTGGGGGAGCAGGGGCAACCGCTATTGGTGTTTTAGATGTTTCTGCAATTACTAGTGAAACAGTAACGGTTGGAACAGGAGGTGCAGGAGGGAATCCAACAGGAGGAACTGGAGGAACATCTTCTTTTGGAGCGCATTATTCAGCAACAGGCGGTACTGGTGGCTCGCAAGGTGGCGAGAGTGCAACGTCATTTGGCGGATCTCCGGGAACTGCTACCGGCGGAGATTTAAATATTTCTGGTGGTGGCGGCGGTTCTCACGGATCAAACACTTATAACAACTCTGGCGGCGCAGGAGGTTCTTCTTATTGGGGAGGAGGAGGCAGAGCAGTAGGCGGAAATTTTACCGGACAAAGTGGCGCTTCTTATGGAAGCGGTGGCGGCGGCGGTTCTACACAAGCATCTGGAAGCAGTTACTCAGGTGGTGCTGGTGCTGACGGCGTAGTAATAGTTTGGGAGATAGCAGGATGAGTCATAAATACGCAATAGTAAAAGACAACGTAGTCCAGAACTTAGTCGAATGGGACGGTGTGTCTGAATTTAATGTAGATGGTGAATTGATTGAAGCCAGCCATGACGCATGGATTGGTGGTGCTTACACGGATGGTGCGTTTGTGTCTCGCCCACCTGAGCCAGAGCCAGAGCCTACCGCAGAAGAACTTCAAGCACAGGCAGATCGTCAAAGCGCCTTAGACAAACTAACTGCTATTGGGCTGACAGAACAGGAGATATCCGCTCTTGGCATTAACTAAGATTACCGAAGGAATTATTGCTAATGGAGCAGTGCCTACTACGGGCATTGTTGGTGTAAGCACGTTTACTTCTAGCGGTACATGGACTAAGGCTACCAGAGAGTCTGCGCTTGGTGTCACCATTAAACGTGTGATTGTTGAGGTGCAAGGTGCAGGTGGTGGAGGAGGTGGAGTAAAAAACGGAGGTAGTTCGCAAGGTGGTGGAGGTGGTGGATACGCTAGAAAGTTAATCGACGTATCTTCAATATCAACCGCAACAATAACCGTTGGATCAGGAGGCACTGCGGGATATGGTAGTTCCTATGGTGGAACTGGTGGTGACAGCATATGGTCAGACGGAACTAACACCGTAACTGGGGGCGGTGGTGGAGGTGGAAAAAACCCGGCGAATGGAACAACTTTAATTGGTGGCGTTGACAATGGAGGAACGCACTCAGGCGGTGATTGGGGAATTCCAGGCAGTCGTGCGTGTGGACACACTGGTTCATATAAGAATTTTGGTGGGGGAAGTTTTTTTGCGCCTACAAATTTTAATTTAGGATTTGTTAACCATCAAACACCGGGTAATTCTTTTGGGCAAGGAGGTTGCGGTACAGTCAGGGCAAGCACTACTAACAGTTCTGCAGCGGGTTTTGAAGGTGTCGTAATAGTCACGGAGATAGCGGGATGAGTTACATAGGAAAAGAACCTCAATTTACTCAGTACCCATCCAAGTTCTTTAATGGCGATGGGACGGCTATGACCGTCACCCTTGATTACGCACCACCTAATGATGCGGCGCTACTGGTGTTTATTGACGGCGTAAGACAAGACACTGACGCATATTCTGTTACAGGCACAAGCCTTACATTTTCCGACGTTGTTCCGTCTGGAACTGCTAACATACAGGTAGTACATCTAGGGGTTATTGTAGATGTAGGCGTACCCGGCGACGCAACCATTTCAATAAACAAGTTAGGCACAAACTTCTACACAAACGAAGTTACGATTTCGGAAACTCGGACTCTGCCTATTAATTACAACTCAGTATCGGCAGGCCCTGTTACGGTTACTGGAACCATTACAGTGCCTACTGGTAGCACTTGGACAGTCATATGAGTCAGATATCTGTAGATTCAGTAATTCCTCAAAGCGGTACAACTATTACTGTTGGCGCTTCTGGGGACACCGTAAATCTTGGTAGCGGTGTAAGCACTAATGGGTTTCTTCCTTCTGCTATTTCTGTAAGCGGTACAGACTTTCAGTTTGACTCAGGCTACGGTTCAACCGTTACTGCATATGGTTGTAGGGCTTGGGTGAACTTTAATGGAAAAAACACTGTGGCAATTCGTGATAGTGGGAATGTGTCAAGTATTACGGATGATGGGGTTGGTGAGTATACGGTAAACTTCACGACTGCGATGCCTGATGAGAATTATTCTGCTGCAGGAATGGCTCAAAATGGCGGTGCTAACGGCACAAATATTTCTTTTCCTGTGTCTGCATTTAATATAAATTATTTCAAATTATTCTGTACTGGACAATCATCAGACACTAAGAATGACTCAGACGCTATTTTAATAACTATAGTCCGCTAGGAGAAAATTATGAAACGAATAATTTACCCAACAGACGAAGGCGGTGTAGCAGTAATTGTTCCATCCGATGAATATCTTTCAAACCACACGATTGAAGAACTAGCCGCAAAAGATGTTCCTGCGGGAAAGGCTTATCAGATTATTGATGAGGCCGACGTTCCTTCTGATCGCACATTCAGAAACGCATGGGAGTATGCCGAATGATTGTTATTAACATTGACAAAGCAAAAGGCATTGCTCACGACATTCGACGTGCAAAACGTGCTGAAGAGTTTGCGCCGCATGATGAAGTGATTATAAAGCAGATTCCAGGCAATGACGCAGTAGAAGCAGAGGCGGCACGGCAGGCTATCCGTGACAAGTACGCACAGATTCAAACAGATATTGATTCTGCCCCCGGCGTTAACGAAGTTAAATTTGTAATTGACAACATCTAATGGCTAGTGAAGTCAAAACGAACAAAGTAAGCGCCGCCTCTGGGGCAACTGTAACTCTAGGAAATAGCGGAGATACAGTATCGCTAGGTTCTGGGGCAACGGCTTCTGGGTTTTTGCCAAGCAGTATTTCTACCAGCGGCGATGACTTTCAGTTTAACTCTGGTTATGGCTCTGTTGCTACTGCGTATGGGTGTAGAGCGTGGGTTAATTTTGTTGGCACAGGTACAGTAACTATAAACAATAGCGCAAATGTTTCAAGCGTTACAGATGTTGCCGCAGGAAGGTATTTTGTAAATTTTACAAATTCGTTGCCCGATGCAAATTTTTCTGCTGTTGTGTCTGGAGAAAATACTACTCTTTCTGGAAATTGGGGAATAGTTGGTATTGACAGGAGTTCAACAATAACAACATCTGGTTTTGGCATTATTTATTATCTTCAGTCTGGAACACAAAATGATAATGAATTAGTAATGGCGGGAGTATTTAGGTAATCAATATGAGTCACGTTAAAACAGACAAACTCTCAGCACGCACTGCGTCTGGGACGATTACTCTTGGCGAGTCAGGGGAAACGCTTACCGTTCCTAGTGGCGTTACGCTTGCTGTGGCATCAGGAGCCACGATTAGCAATGCGGGTACGGCTAGTGGGTTTGGTGGGTTAATTTTGTTGTCATCATTAACCAACTCATCTTCTGTTTCTGAATTAGAATTTTCACTACCAGATTTAAACGACTACCGCGCTTACTATTTTTATTTTACTAATTTAACTGGTGAAAGCGCAGGTTATTTAAGGATGCAATTATCAACCGATGGTGGCTCAACTTATATAACAAGCGGCTATAGTCCACAAAGCACAAATTATATTGATGTACACCGAAATGATATTTCTTCGGTTGCAAATTGTGTTTTTCAAAACTTTGGAATGTATATATTTGCAAGAAATGATAACTCTGTAGCGTATTCAACTGGAGTAAGTTTTCAAAGTGGTTCTTTTAAACGGTCTGCTTCCCCGCAGATCATTCAGGCTCAACTCTATTTCAATACTATTGTTAATAGTACAACAAGTTCAATCAACGCATTTAAACTTTTTATGTCAACAGGAAATATGTCAGGTGGGACATTTAAACTTTACGGAATTACTAACTAATGATTGAAAAGAAATATAAATTTTCTGACGGTAAAATTGTTGAATTAACTACTGCAGAAATATCTGAAGTAGAAAGTAGGGAAGAAATTGAAGCGGAACGATTAGCAAAAATTAAATACAAATTAGATCGAGCCGCTGAATACCCATCCATCGAATCACTCGTCGTAGCCCTCTGGGAAGGCGTGGTAGAAGAGCGTATGGCGGCAGTTACACAATTAGAAACACTGCGACAAGCAGTTAAAGCAAAATATCCAAAGGGTTAAACTATGGCACTAGAAAGCGGAACATATGTAAAAGATTTAGTTAGCACCAACCCGCCGG